TCATTTACAAAACCTGAAGTTGGGGCATCGTCCGACACTTGGGGAACTAAGCTCAATACAAACTGGGACGATCTCGATGCTGATCTGGCAACGCTGGCAGTTAAGACCAACAACTTATCCGATTTGTCGAGCGCAGCTACTGCGCGCACTAATTTAGGTCTTGTCATCGGCACAGACGTACAAGCTTATGATGCAACAATCGTAGTCGATGCTGACATTGGTTCAACTGTTCAGGCTTATGACGCTGACACTTCTAAAACAGACGTTGCAGAAACACGCTCTGCAAGCATCAACATGGCAGACAACGTGTTGCAAAGACCAGAACTCAAAGACTACTCAGAAACCAAAGTAGCTATGGGTGCTAATGACGTCGATTTATCTGCTGGCAACGTGTTCACAAAGACTATCTCAGGTGCAACCACACTGACTTTTAGCCACCCACCAGCATCAGGTAAAGCTGGAGCATTTACTTTGATTCTGACCAACGGTGGTTCTGCGACAATCACCTTTCCAACATCAGTCGATTGGGCAGCAGCAACAGCACCAACACTAACTGCGGCTGGGGTAGACGTTCTGACTTTCACGACCATTGACGGTGGCACAATCTGGTATGGGATTGCGTCAGGGCTGGCGATGGCATGAGCATAGAAAAGAAGTTACTGGGTACGACACCTGTATCTGGTGCAGTAGACCCAGAGGGTGTTAGCTTCGACGGTACTAACGACTATCTCAGTCGGAGTTCTGACCTGTCGGGTAATGCTGATGGGAAGACGTTTACTTTTAGTGCGTTTGTTTATAGTTCTGACCCCTCTAGTTATCAATTTATTTACAATCAAGATGCGGGAGGTAATCCCAGTTTTAGTGTGTTTATAACAAGTTCAGGAGGATTGTATTTTGTCGGCAGAAACTCGTCTGGTACAACCATCTTAGAGGGGCAAACGCCCAATGCCACAATCTCCGCGAACACTTGGACTCATATCTTATTGTCATTTGATTTGTCTAGCACAAGTAATCGCTATATATACGTTAATGACACCCTCGTATCGTCGCCGACTTGGACGACCTACACTAATGACAATATTGATTTCACACAACCCAATCATGATATTGCTTTGGATAATGGCACCAACTCTTACGAAGGTCGCCTATCTCACCTATTCCTAGACTACACCTACCGTGACCTAAGCGTCACAGCTAACCGCAGATTGTTCATTGACTCTGACGGCCAGCCATCGGACACCATCCCATCAAGTCCTATACTTTACCTACCGATGACCGATGCGGCTACTGCTGGGTCGAACTCTGGTACGGGTGGTGACTTCACGGTGAATGGGGTACTGGATACTGCTGGGCGTGGGGCTAATCAATACAACTGTGCGGCTAGTGAGTTTGATGGTAGTGCTGATTATTTGAGTAGGTCTAGTATTGCTGGAATATCTGATGGTAAAGAGTTTACTTTTAGCTGTGCCTTTAGAGGGGATGCACTGGATAACAAGCCGTTTATATCAATAGAAGGCGGAGGTAATCAATATTTCTTTATAAGAGTCTCCAATGGTGGGTCATACAAGTATTTGACTATGGGGGCTTATAACACCAGTACAACTTACATTCTAAATTATACCGCCACCGATATTAAGATGTATAACGGGGTGAACTATAGCTTACAAATATCTATAGATATGACTGATGAAGCTAAGTCGAAAGTTGTAGTAAACGGTGAAGTTAAGACGCTATCAGCATTTGCCATATTCTCAAACCAGAATATAGATTTTACCCATTCAAATTATGGGATTGGTGCGGTTCCATTACCTAATTATCATTTCAACGGTTCAATAGGAGAACTCTACTTTGACGATTCCTACACCAATCTATCCACAGACAACCCATTCTGGGATGCAGACGCTAACCGACCCAAACCAGTTCGACAAGTCATCTCAGAAACAGGAACAACTCCACTAATAGCACTACCACTACGAGGTGATGATGCTGGGAATAACTTAGGTACTGGTGGTGACTTCACAGTGAACAGTGGGCCTTATACGGGTGCTAGGGGAGGAAGTGAGTATTGGGCTAGGAGTGCTGAGTTTGATGGTAGTACTGGTTCGTTAAAGAACACATCAGTAACCATGTCAAATTCAAAAACCTTTACTTTGGCGTTTGCTGTTCAAAGACCCGCTTCTGAGAATGTCGTTCCTTTTAGCATAGTAGATGCTGAGGATGTAGGTTATGCTGACGACACGCTTTCCGTACATTGGAATAGCAATGGCGCTATGTATCTCTCAAGTAGGAATACGTCTGGTACTCATATTATTGATGCTAATACGAGTGCCTCATATACCGCAACTGACACATGGTATGTGGTACTAATTTCTGTTGATACGAACACAGCATCGAATAGACATTTTTATGTAAATGGAACATCCGATTTACCTACATGGGGGGTAACTGTTAATGCGGCATTACCATTCTCATCTAACGCCTATTGTGCTATAGCCGAAGATTATGATGGGATACAGGGTAATTCCTCTGTTCAATCTTTCACATACTTTTCAACAGACTACATAGACTTCTCTCAAGAGTCCAACCGTAACCTATTCGTAGACCAGTTAGGTTATCCCAAAGATTTAACCCCAGCAATTGACGCTGGCGACATTGCAGACCCACTAATATATATGAAGTTCGATGACACCAGCGACCTAGGTGCAAACTCTGGAACAGGTGGCGATTTCACAGTCAATGGCACAGTAGATCCTGGTGCTGATATAGACCCTAATGCGTAACATAACATAGCAGACAAAGGAGATAACAATGCTATATCTAAAAGCAATCAATGACCAAGTCGTACACTACCCGTACTCGCTAGGTCGTTTGAGAAAAGACAATCCAAGCACATCATTTCCAAAGCAACCTAGTCTAGCTAGTCTTGCTGAGTTCGATGTATACCCAGTGACCGAGGTAACTCCGACGTTGGCTGACGGTGAGAAGTTAGTCAAAGTCTGGACACCAACACTGGTATCGGGTGAGTGGGTACTTCCACATCAAGCAGTCGCTAAGACAGAAGAAGATTTAGCAACAGAGTCAGAAGTCGCTTGGGCGAACCTCAGAGAGCAGAGAGATAAGCTACTCGCTGAAACCGATTGGACAGCATCGACAGATGTAACCATGTCAGCTGAGATGACAACGTATCGCCAAGCCTTACGAGATTTACCAGCGAACACCGCTGATGTTTTTAATCCAGTTTATCCAGAGAAACCGGAGTAGCAAATGCTTGCTTTGAAAATCCCCCCTGGTCTTTACAAGAACGGCACGGAATTTCAATCTGCTGGGCGTTGGCTCGACAGCAATTTAGTGCGATGGGTCGACGACACGATGCGCCCGGTCGGTGGTTGGCGGGTCAAATCGACAACAGCGATGACCGGTAAGATCAGGTCGATGACAACGTGGACTGACAACTCCAATAATCGTCGCATCGCTGCGGGATCGTTTAGCAAACTCTACTCGGTCACAGAGTCGGGTGTGACGTATGACATTACGCCAACGTCGTTCACCTCTGGCCGAGAAGATGCGACGCTGGCAGTCGGTTATGGTCAGCAGACTTACGGGAGTTCGAGCTACGGCATTGAGCGACCCGATAATGGCACTTACCTACCGGCGACCACCTGGTCATTGGATATGTGGGGTGAATATTTAATCGCCAATTCGCCAGACGACGGTAAATTGTACGAATGGCAGCTAGGATCATCGACACCAGCAGCAGTGATTACCAATGCACCGACTTCGTGTCGAGCCGCAGTCGTCACGCATGAACGATTTCTAATGGCGCTTGGCGCTAGTGGAAATGGTCGTAAAGTGCAGTGGTCAGATCAGGAAAATAACACGCTCTGGACTGCCGCGGCAACGAACCAAGCGGGCGACTTTGAGCTAACCACTGAAGGCAGAATAGTGGGTGGTGTGAGGGTTAAAGGTCAGGTGCTAATTTTGACTGACATCGATGCTCACTCAGCCTCGTATCAAGGGCCACCGTTTGTCTACGGTTTCGATAAAATAGGATCGCATTGTGGCTTAGTCGCTGCCAAATCACTAGTCAGTGTAGATACGTTTGCGGTGTGGATGAGCAACCGATCTTTTTACATTTATGATGGTTACGCTAAACCGCTCGATTCTGACGTTTCGGATTACGTCTTTAACAATCTGAACCAGTCCCAGGTGTCGAAAGTCAGCGCAACGGTTAACTCGAAATTCAATGAAATATGGTGGTTTTATCCGTCGGCAACTTCCACAGAATGTGATAGTTATGTCGTGTGGAACTACCGCGAGAACCACTGGGCAGTTGGCTCGATTGCGCGTACTGCTGGAGTCGATGCCGGTATCTTTCGATTCCCGATGTTTGCTTCAACCGATGGCAAGCTCTACGAACACGAAGTTGGATTTGATTATGATTCGGCAACACCGTTTGCTGAATCCGGTCCCATCCCACTCGGCAATTCGGTGATGTCTGTTACCGGCATGACACCTGACGAGAAGACGTTAGGAGATGTTCAAGCCAAGTTTAAAACACGATTCCATCCGACCGATACTGAAAGAGAGTATGGACCATTTTCGATGTCTAATCCCACATCGTTACGGTTCACTGGAAGGCAAGTGAAGATGAGAATCGAGTCATCTCGATCTGCTGATTGGCGCGTTGGAGTTATGCAACTCGGCGTTAGACCAAGGGGTGGTCGATGAGGCTGCCACGCCCGCCAGCGGATTACTCTGTGCCAGCAGAGGCGCAGCGTAATTTAGTGATCGAACAGGCCGATAATCTGAACCACAAAAAGAACAGAGATGTGGAGGTTGGCGATGGTCGGCTCATCCTCAAATCACCCAACGGAACGCGATACGAGATCACGGTAAGCAATGCCGGTGTGGTGGGAGCGAGTGCGATATGACGTTGAAGATGTTTCAGCTTCCACCAGCGCAAATCCACAGAGCGTGGAGCCAGATCGAGCCGCTGCTGGATTCGCTCGAACCCTACTGTAATGGTGAAGGCACAACCGAGCAATCGAAGGTCGGACTAATCGATGGAAGTTCTACAGCTATCGTTATCGCTGACGCTGATAATCTGATCGTTGGAGTCATTGTCGGTGAATGGAAGATGACACCTGGTAAGCGCATATTCTTCGTCAGCGGTTGGGCGGGATCGAACGCCATGGACGATGCCTTGTGGACAGATTTACAGAGATGGGTTCGCGTCAATGGCGGCACACATATACAAGGCGCTGGCAGAGACTCGGTGTTTAGGTTACACCGACAGAAGCGTGGGTTTGAGAAAGTTTACACAGTTTACGAGAAGGAAATAATATGACAATGCTGAAGAGTTCAATTTATACCATGCTTCCATCTTTAGCGTTTTTGACGTTCAGAGGTAAAGGTGGTGGCGGCGGAACCACAACAACTAAACTTGATCCTAAAGTGCGCGACAGGATTATGATGCCAGCGTTCACCGCGGCAGAACGTGCAGCCGGAGCGACGTATGACGCTGAGGATGGAACATACACGTTTGACGATTATGTGGGTTACGACGGTCAGCGTTTAACTGACTGGAACCAATATCACATGGATGCTAATGCGATGCTCCCCGGTGCTGCGTCGGCTGGCGACAATCAATTCGCCACAGCAATGAATAATATGTCGAATCTGGGTGGTTACCAAGCACCTACGGTGAGCGCGAATCAGATAGGAGCGCAACAGATATCCTCTAACGATATTGCCAATCAGAACATCAACGCCGCGTCCTTGGGGCGGGGTAGTATCCGCGATGTGAATAGTGCCGGCGTTACCGGTGCAGCAGTTGCCGCCGACGCTTTTGGCTCCCTCGCGCCACAGGCCAGAGCAAGCATCAGAGATGTCGCTGGTCAGGGTTTTATGGGTGGAGGGTTAGATCAATACATGAACCCGTACCGTAGCCAGGTTATCGACACGACAATGGACGCGCTAGACCGTCAACGCCAAATCCAACAACAGCAGAACGCGGCAAGTGCCGTGCAAGCTGGGGCTTTTGGGGGCAGTCGCCAGGGAGTGGTTGAATCTGAAACTAACCGAGCGTTTGCTGACCAAGCAGCTCAAACAATGGCAGCGCTCAACGCGCAAGGTTTCGATACCGCAGCAAGTCTCCAACAGGCCGATGCTGACAGAGCATTGCAAGCGCAGTTGGCTAACCAAGGTATGGACCAGTCAACAACTCAGCAAGCACTCAACTTGTCCGGTCAGTTTGGCCTAGCCAACCAGGATGCGGCGCTCAATGCTGCGCTGGCGAATCAAGGCGTGGATCTGAATGTCGGTCAGTTGAATACTCAGAATGCTCAACAAGCAGCAGTGCAGAACGCGGCTAACAATTTGACTGCTCAACAGAACAACCAGGCATCGGCACTCCAAGCGGCGTTGGCAAATCAATCGACAGATCTCGCGGCTCAACAATCTAACCAATCGTCGTCACTTGAAGCGGCCTTGGCGAATCAAATGGCAGACATGGGAAGTGCTGAATTCCAGATGAATGCAGCAAATCAGTTAGCGGGCATGGCGGGCCAAGCGACCAACCGAGAACTCGGCGACATGGACACCTACCTGAACGCTGCCGATATGGTCCAAGGCATGGACCAAAGCAAATTGGATCTTGCTTACCAGAACTGGATGGACGAGCAGAATCATGAACTCAATCAGGCTAATATTCTTCAAGGTGCCGCGAGTGGTTATCCTACTGGAAGTGTGACTACTCAGAGCGGTGGAGGTAAGATCATCTGCACAATGATGAATGAGAGCTACGGATTCGGTCACTTCAGAAATCAAATATGGTTAGAGCAATCAGCGAATCTAGATCCAGCGATTGAGCGCGGCTATCACAGGATCTTCTTGCCGGTGATCGCGTTCACCAAAGGCGATGGTTGGGTGCGCCGCATGGCGCGTAAGATTATGGAGCATGGCGCTCGGCACCGTACTGCGGATATCTGGAAACAGAAACGCGGCAAGCGTGATCGAGTTGGTCAGGCGTATCGNTTGGTTTTCGAGCCGATCTGTTATGTTGTTGGAAAATTAATTAAGGAGAGATAGTATGCCATTACCAGCTTTTTTATTACCGCTATTGGGCGGCGCTGCTGCCGGAATGGGAATTGGAGCATTGACCGATGAGGAAGGGTTCTCTGGCGACGGTTGGTGGCAAGGACTAATCGGCGGGGGTGCTTTAGGTGGACTCGGTGGCGCGGCGGGGTTGTTGGGCGGTGGCGCTGCTGCTCCAGCTACTACTGCTGGTGGTCTAGGCACATTTTCAGCCCCAGGGGTTTTTAATCCGATGGCCGGATCACTTGGATCTCAACTCGCGGCACCATCTACTGGTGCGCTAGGATTGACAGGTAATGCCTCGGCATTAGGTGCGTTAACCCCAAGTTCACTATCAGGTTCAGCCGCGCTACAGGGATTACCTGGCGTGACCGCTCCGACTGGGTTATTCGGAGGTTTGGAAGGTATGATGTCGATGCCCTCAAACGACACCATGATGAAAGGCCTACTCGGATCACAAATATTCAAGAGCGTGGCTCCACAAAAAAGTAAACCAGTTCAATCAGGGTCGATCAGCCGAGGCCAACGCGCAGCGCCTTTTCAGCCAAGGCAGCCAATAATGATGGGTGGTGGCAGACCGCAACGACGCAGATTCAGAAGGTAATATTATGGAACTCGATAATTCAACAAAAGGCTTGATGGGACTGATCGGTGGTGGGCAATCTCCGGCCACACCAACACAAGGCGGCGGTATGTTCGA